CATGAGGAGGCGGATGCCTTCTTCCATGTCAACTGCGGTGAACCTGCGCACACGTCCGTTGGCGGGGTTCTTGATCGAGAGGCAGTGAATCTTCGTGACATTGGCCAGGAAGCCATCGGTCTCGATGTCGAAAAACGTGATACGCATGGTACTCCTAAGTATTCAGGTGAAAGGTTTAGCTCCGCAGAATGCGAGTCTTGAAGATCTCGCCCATGTGCGGGTGCTCGCCCATGAACTTGCGAGCGTAGTAAGCCGCGTAGTTCTGGTTCAGCTTGTACGGCTCATCGTCCTCGGTCTTCGTCGCGAGCATGCTTTCCCACCGGATGCGGTGAAGGAGCATCGCGGCAGGGACCACCGGATACCCGGCGTCGAGGACTTCTCGCGTGAACTTGCAGAAGAGGCCGTAGACCTCGGGGTTGTGTGCGTCGAACTTGTCGAACGCTGCTTGCCAGCGGCTCATGTCAGTTGCTCCAGCAGTGCATTGCGACACCGCCCTGGTTGTTATCGGTTGCGGCCACGGTGCATTTGTGGCCCTCGGGTGACACCATGTCGAACAGCCGAACGTCCGTGGTGCCATAGGCCACATGCTGTCCATCATTGCGCACGGTGTCGGGGTCCATCATCGTGGTCCGCCCGTCCCGGTGGCTGCAGCCGGTGAGGGCCACGCCGAGCAGCAGGGCTGCGATCAGGGGTTTCATGTCAGGCCTCGAAACGGTTCTTGAGGATCCCGTACAGGGTCCGTTGCTGCGCCGGGGTCAACTCGACCACGTCCGTGTGTTCGAACCCGTCCTGGGTCAGGTACAGGAACTCGGGCCAGGCAGCTTCCTTCGAGATCTCGAGGTCGGTGTCCTTGTACAGCGTGAGTGCTTTCAGTTCAGAAACCATATGCTTCCTCTGTCGATTGTTCGGGGGCGAAGGCCTCCGTATCGAAGAGGAGACCTGTCGCGGTGTCGTATCCCAGGGGCAGGGTCTTACCCGTTGCCTGGCCGGTGTTGCGATCCTTGATGACGCGGAACGTGGTGATGCGACTCTCCTCGTCCTCGCCTTGCGTGTTGCGCTCCAGGCCGAACATGAAGTGCGACCACATCCCGATGGCGTTGGAGCCACGGAACTGCGTCTGCTTCACACGGCCACCTTCCTCATGCGGCGGGCCGTCCTTGGGCCGCGTCAAGTGGGAGATGAAGTGGAGGTAAATCTTCAGCTCGAGTGCGAGTGCCGCAAGCTCGGCCATGATCTGGTCCAGGCCGCGCCGCTCGTCCTCTACGTTGGCCGCGAGGGCCGTCAGGTGATCCAGGTAGATCGACTTGCAGCCGAGGCCGTGGACCATGTAGCGGATCTTCGCCTTGACCACTTCCCAGTCGGCAGCGCCGAACGAGTCATAGAGGTGCAGGCGGTCACCCTCCGAGATAACCTCGAGAGCGGCCCTACGTTCCTCCACAGTGGCCTTGCGGGGTACGTGGAGCACCTTACCCACTGCCTTGCCTGCGATCCGCCTGGCGGTCTCTTTAATGGGCTGCTCGAGGTAGATCACGCCGACGTTCAGCTTCAGCTTCAGAAGGTCGAATGCGATCCCCTGGGTGAACCAGTCCGTCTTGCCGATCCCCGTGCCTGCGCCGAACGCATAGCACTCGCCCTCGCGGCGACCATAGGTCAGCTTCGTGAGCCGGTCGTCCCACCACGGGGCACCATCGGGGATGTCCTCAGCCGCATCCGCAGCCACTTCGCTGATCGACTTGATACCGTCGGGCCTGCAGGGCTTCGCATTCCAGATCGCCTGGATGATGTCCTGCGCCCGTCCTGCCTTCAGGCAGTCGTTCGGGTCCTTCATCGGCAGGGTGGCGATCTTGGCCACACCTGGTCCGAACATCTCGGCAACTTCCTTCGCTGCCTTCTGGCCCGGTTCGTCCATGTCGAACATCAGGATGATCTCTTCGAACTGCTGGAAGAAGTCCATCTGACGTGCGATGTCCCGCTTGGCCCCACTGGCACCGTTAGGAACGCTAACGACCGGCCACTTGTTGCCTTGTACCTGCGAGACGGACATTGCGTCGATCTCGCCTTCACAGCAGACCAGCTTCTTGCCCTTGGACCAGAGATTCTGGCCAAACATCGGGGGGTGCTTAGTGTCCCCCACGAACTTGAAGTCCTTGTCCTTGCCGCGTGCCTTGAAGGCCACGACTTGCCCGTCCTTGTAGTACGGGTACATGTGGACGGTAGCGCCACTGTTGAGCTTGCCCACACGTACACCGAACAGGCGGCACGTCTCTTCGCTGATCTGCCTTGCCGACAGACCGGTGACTTCCGCCTCGCGGTATTCGTTGAGATTCTCTGACACTTTCTTCCGTCCTAAGTTGATTGTTTCGCCGTCCCCGCGCTCGAAGTGGCCACACGAAAAGCAGTGGGTGTGTCCATCGGAGTACAGAGCATTTGCATCGCTCGAGCCGCACTCGTCGCACGGCCCCTTGCGGATCAGTGTGGATTCTTCGTGGTTCATCGGGTCTTCTTTTTGCGGGTCTGCAGCGCCTGCGGGTTCTTGGCATACCACCAGTGCCGCGCTGCGCCGATAACGATGGAGGGGTACTGGATGGCGTACCCTGTGCCTGCCTCGAGGTCCTCCGGAGACGTCAGGTGTTTGTGGCGGTGGTCAACTTCGTCCCACCGGTCGAGCAGTTCCTTGCAGAGCGCATCGAACTCAGAGTCCGTGAGCACGCTCCGGCCTTCCACGTAGTACAGGTAGGAGGACAGCAGGTACTGCACGAACTTCTGGTTGATGGTCATCAGTCGAGGACCGTCGGGTTGTCACGAACGAAGTCGTAGGCGTCCTTGGACTGCTTCAGACCGAAGCTGGTACGCTCGCGGAAATTCTTGATCCACGCCACCGCGTTGGTCCCGAGGCAACCAGGGACGCCGACCGCTAGGTTGGTATCGCGAATGTCCGAGTGGAACACCCACCCGCCGACCGTCTGGCGGAGTTCGCTCATGAGTTCGGAGTGGGTCTTCACGTCGACCTCGGGGGACACCGGGGCCGTGTTGATGTCGAACAGCTTGTTGAAGATGGTTTCAGCAGCCGCGTCGCCATGTTCCTGCGCCACGGTCGTCACGGCCAGTAGGAATGCTCGGTTGTACTTCATGATCTCTCTCGCTTGTTGGGGGTGTTCGGGGTGCAGCAGGGCTTACCAGGGTGTGTGGATACCTGCTTCGTCGAGTTCGTCTTCGAGTTCCCAGAGGACCTGAGCTTCGAAGACCGACAGGTTGAGTGCGGTGCGCACTTCCGGCTTGTACGTGTCGAGCAGGATCCCCCGCAGGACGACCGCGGTGTCCAGGGGCATCGTGGCTTTCACGTTGCCGTTCTTGGTGTGTTTGACTTTCATCACAGCTTCTCCGGAGTCCCGAGGATGTACCGGCAGTAACGCTGGCCGGTCACCGGGTGCTTGCGCAGGCTCGAGTGGATGTTGTAACCGTGGTCGCGCAGTTCCGTGACGCGGCGGGTGAGGGACTGAATGCTGTGGTCCATGATTGCCTCGCGCTGCGTGATCGAGCCAGCGGTGCGGAGGTGCTTCAGGAGTCGTTGGGTTTGGGTCACTTCAACTGCTCCTTGACGTTCGTGAGGAACGTGATGAGTTCGTCGATGTCAGCGCGGCCAAACCAGAAACCGTCGATGCTTACCTTAGCCGCAAGGCGCTCTTCCGGTATGCCTACATCGGCGAATGCACTAAGTTCTGTTGTCTCCAAGCCGAGCAGCTCTTCGAAATCGTCGGGGTTCAAGCGGTTCATTTACTCTCTCTCTTTGGTTCTGCTAACCATTCGGGGGGGATTGTTTTGTCGGCGTACTTGAATCCGTTCTTCTCGCACCAGGTGGCGTAAGTCGACTTGGATCCCTTGTACAGCGGGGAGGCACTGCGGGTGAACACGAAGCGGACATCGAGATGCGGGTGCTGCTTCTTCACGGCCAGATGCTTGGTGCGATCCGCCGAGTCGAAGAGGCCCTTGCCCTCGACGATGATCCCGTTCGCCAGGATGAAGTCGGGGTTGTAGTTGTGCGGGATCGAGTAGGGGACCTTGAGGGACTCATAGGTGTACTCGACCCCGGCTTCGTCCAACTGCGCGGCGATCTTGTCTTCCAGACCACTGCGCAGCTTCGCCTTCACCTTGACCACCTGATTCTTCTTGGAGAACCAGTTGGCCTTTGCGGCTCGGGCACGGATCTTCATCAGAAGTCGACCGGGCCTTCCGACTGCTCGCCGGATTCGTCGCTCGAGTCGCTGTCGTTGAAGTTCGCCGGTTCCGAATTGTCGGCCACGTAGCCGTCATCGTCGCCTTCCGACTCGTCACCGAAGCCACCACCACCGCCCTCGACGAGCTTGATGATCTGGACGTCGTTCAGGTAGGCCGTAACGCCACCACCGAAGCCCTCGTAGCTCGAGAAGGCACCCTTGACCTTGATGGTCGAGCCAGCGATGCGCTGCAGGCCTTCCGTGTTGCGGATCGGGTTCCCTTTCGCATCAAAGAGCTTCGGCTTCTTCTTGCTCTTGAACGTGAAGGTGACCGTGTCGTCATCGTTCTCGACGAACGGCATCTTGATACCTTCCGGCATCACGACCTTCCTGGTCTTCTTGTCGAGCACCGCCAGTTCGTTGGCTTCTTCACGCGCCAGGTCCATGAGGGACTCGGCTTGCGCTGCCGGGATGGTGATGCTCGTCTTGTACTTGCCCTCGGCATCGAACTTGGTGTCCGGAGTGACGAGGTTGGAATAGCCTGCAGCGCCCTTCGGCGTCGTGAAGTTTTTCATGAAGTGTGGTTCTCGGGGTTGGGTCAGTCGTTGAAGTAGGGGTCTTGCGGGATGAAGGCGTTGCGGCCTTCGAGGGAGTTGAGGTCGTAGCCGAGGGCCA